TTAACATTTTGTTACGACCATTGGTTGGCCACTGCCTGCGTGGGAACTGAACTGGCGTCCGGCATTCCCGTCATATTCGGCAAGGTAGGAACCATAATGACGAAATAGCATCTCCGGCCCCTTGTGGCCCATCTGCCCAGAAAGCCAGAACAGGTTAGCTCCCTGGCTGATTAACCGCGTGGCGTAGGTGTGGCGCGTTTGGTATGCGTTACGATACCGAACCCCTGCTTTTTTAAGTGTTGGCACCCAAGCCTTTTTACGTATGGCGTCAGCGCCAGCCCACGACTTGCCAGTTTTTGGATCATGGAAGACGCAGCCACCCAACAGGAACGTAAATTCCTTCTGTTCAGCAAGAGCTCTTAATGCCTCGCTATCCAATTCAATTCCGCGCTTATCGTCCCGGAGCTCATTGAGTGCATTGGAAAGCAAGTCAGCTTTGCCACCGTCGATAAAGCGATCGGTACTCATGCGGCTTGCCAGACGATTAAGGGCGTCAGCTATTTTCTGGCGTAGGTCGGTGTCAGTGATATCTTCCACACCTTTGCGGTAGGTCTGGAAAATAGTTGTCACTTTGGTCGGATCAACCTTGTAGGCTACACCGATGTGGTAACCGATTGTTGTGCCGTCGCTCATCTGGAAGCTGAATGCATCTTCGTAGGTCTTCATCTGCTTGAAGGTAGGGAAGATGTAAACCTCGGTATTCCAGCCAGTCCAGTAGCGGCCAACGCCGACGACTTCACCAACGCCTTTGTCATCGCCCAGCTTGTTCACTTTGATGCCAACGTTACCCGGCTCAACACGATCACAGCCGACAAGGCCGACAGCTGACAGAGCGATGATTGAAGCCATAATTACTTTTTTCATTTCTTATCCTTAATGGAAAACAGACCCATATAAATGGCGTACAGGCATGGCGGGGTCAGAACTGCCAATGCCAACCCGGAGATAACGGCGATCGTGTCTTTCATAGATATGAGCGCCGGTACAAACAGGCCGTAAACGCTGGCGGCTATCACCAGCGAGATAACAATTCGGAAATAAAGGCTCATTTTCATTTGGCTCCACTCCGTCGTGCTTGCTCTTCGTTCAGCCAGATACAGGCGCTCCCAATCAGCGAACGCAAGAGCGTTGATAGTGCGGATATTTCGGAATCCTCAAGTTGGTGTGGATAGGACTCAATCAGCGCCAACACGGTCTCAGCCTGAGCAGCCTTTTCAGCCGCCTGCTCTAAGGTGATTTCATCACTCATCACGGCACCACCTGCAGCAGTTGGCTGCTCGGGTTGTTGAGCTTGTAGGCCACTGCGTCGATCATGGCTTCCTCCATTGCCGACTTGCCGAGCGGGGTGAGCCGGCTGCGGTCTTTGCTCAGCATCGCATCGTAGGAATTGGCAATTTGCTGCTGGCCAGCGGCAATACCAAATTCAGCACGAACCATGTTTTCGATGAATTCCTTCATCAGCGCTTCAATACTTTCCTGGGTGAGGTCAACACGGACGCCTTTACGCTTGGTGATAACCACATCTGCCCATTTTCCGCCGTAGTAACGCTGGCAATGATCCAGATAGGCGAGGGCGATACGGCTGCGATTTAATTCAATTGTTTTAATGCTCGTTGACATTGCTAATAACCCTCTGTCTTTATTCAGGCCGAGTGTTCCCCCAGCCAGAAAGCTGTAATTAAATTTTGGCTGCGATTTACTTAATTAAAATGGGCGTCGCTTCATTAAATCATCGTACTTGCTTGCCCAGTCGTCATGCTCCTGCTGCCACTTTATCTTTTCACGTCTACGGGCTAATAATTTGCGAATGCGTCTTACACAGCGATAATGAGCCTGCCAATAGTCAATAGTTGGTTCACCACGTTGATAGGTTATACAACCATTATTTTCTTGATAGTTGGCGTTCTCGTGTGTTTCAATTCGTGCGCGGTCAAAGGTCTTCTGAACCATAAAATGACACAAGCGACTGATTGCAGTTTCACGGCTAAAACATTTCTTACTACGGCCGTGACGTGTTACGACATATACAGGTAATGGCTTTAATTGAAATGCATCAGCAATGCCGCTGTGTTCAATTTTATTCTGTTGCATTATTTTTCCTCCGGTGGAGTAACCTTCCAACCTGCCCGCTCTGCTAGTTCAATGAACGTTCCGAGAGTGCATGTGAATTCTTTTGGTGAATATGGGCGGTATGCCTTTAACTCACCGTTCTCAACATAAACGGTCAAGCGTCCGCTAAAATCTGGCGCAACATTAATGACGACTTCATTCAGTAGCGCCTTTGTTGCTTGCCTCAGGATGGTGGTCATTATTTACCCCCCCTGAGATATTTCTTCTTTCATCAGGGCCTCTACCCGGCTTTTATTGACGCCAGTGAGAAGATAAAGCTCACTCAATAAGCCATTAAAACGGCCTGCAACTTGAGCATCGGCAGATCTGAGGCTGGATTCGAGAAGCGTTCTATACAACTCATCCAACTGCATAACATAGCGATTAACATGGCTGGTGGTCTGAGCCAAGCGCTGAGTGGGCGTCTCCGGGTTGCCGTTAGGAAATTCGGTGGCCTGGAAACCTTCAGGCTCCTTGTACAGAATTCCTTCCTTGTCATGCAGCAGTGAGCCATTTACTGTGCGCGCTTTATCTTTGTGTCCGACGTTAGCTGGCAACATATATGACTCCCTTTTCATTGTATTGTTGGCAGACCTTAACGGCGTGATTCAATAGGCTGCGGTCACGAATAAAAGCATATTCACCGGTTTCTGCGTTCACATAAGCGCAAACATAATTACCGTTACGCTCACCGATTTCTGGTAATGGTTCCTCGCACTCGATGCCATAAGCCTGCTTCACCATATGCATGCTCAGTTTCCACATCCAAGAACTGGTGTCGGATTTTATTAAACGCTGTGCTTTACGCAGCTTACTTTTATCAATTAGTACAGGCTTTATTGCTTCTTTGGTTTTTGGCATGGTATTGTTCATATCAGCCTCTTTAGATTTTTAACGGTTTTCTGAGGTCAGGCTCTGGCGTTTGATTGGCGTCGTCGTCAGAGCTGATTCTTATTCACTCCATGCGAAAGAGTGTTTTTCCCAACCAAGAATTGATGCTTTAGCTTTAGGATTACTATCGATTATTTTTTTTGCGGCATCATTCAATGAACCATAATCATTAGCAAAATCCACTAACACAAAATAATTACCCACTCGCTCATATACAGCAAACTCAGGCTTATCCAGCAGGCATGTATTTAATTGCGCTTTTGCATTGGCTGTGTGCGGTGACACAGCAAAAACGTATGACCAGTGTGAATTCTCTGACTTCAATTTTTCATGAATGCAAAAGGATTGCTTATTACCGCTCGTTGTGGCTGGGGCTGCACTTTGAATATTATTCATCTCAATAACTCCGTCGCTTTCCGATGAGATGAATATAATCGCAGGTTCTTTTATTGTAAACACCGCAAGTTATTATAATTTATAATTGACGGTTATTTTATTGATATGAAACGGTATTTATTTTTTTCTAGGTGTGTTTTGCGTTTGGCTAAAACAGAAAAGGCCACCAAAGGTGACCTTTCAAGGGGGAGGCGGGGCTAATTATACAAGGCGCATCATGGTTTGGATCGCTACTCCAATGATTTTGCAATCACCGTTGATAGGCATCAGTGGCCATGCCGGATTGAGGCCCTTGAGGTACTTCTGCCCCCCATCAATGATGAGTTTTTTAAAGGTGGCTTCGTTGGCGTCATTCATTTTAGCGACGACCAGGCTGCCATTGACAGGATCCCTGCCTGTATCAAACAGTACAAGGGTGTCTTCTGGGATGCTTATGCCGGCCGGAGCTGTCATTGAATCCCCCTCAACTCTTAACCAAAAGCCCTCGCCCTGCACTCGGACATCAGCTTCATACCACTCAGTTATTTGTGACAAAGTATAGGGTTCTAAAGCCTCGGCCCACGCACCAGCCTGAACCCAACTAACCAAAGGATAGCTTTTTCCCTTTTTATACTCGCCTGCATAAACCACATTGTTATCTGTTATGGCTGCAGCTTCCTTGGCAAGTCCAGGGCTAAAGTCTGAAACGCTTACGCCTAGCAGTTTTGCAAACTCGGATGCCCTCTTCAGATTTAAGGCATTTTTGCCAGATAAAATCTGTGCAACTGCGCTTTGGCTTATACCAATCTCCGACGCTACCAGTTCCTGCGACAACCCAAGGTCTTTTTTCTTGGCATCATAGAGTGCCTTGAGCCTTTTAGAGTCATCTATCTGCTCTTGGGATAACGGTTTCTTCTTCATCTCTGTCACTTCACCTCAAGCCTTAACTATGAACAAATTATCACCGCAAGGAATATTAATCAATAACAGGCGGTGTTGCAAACAAAATAACTAGCGGTTATATTAATTTCAGGAGGAATTCTTATGCAGAAAATTTCATTAAAAGATTTCGCTCATCGCGAAGGGCAGGCAAAAGCGGCTGAGCTTTTAGGGGTGCGTCAAAGCGCGATCAGTAAGGCCATCAAAAGAGGAAGGAAAGTGGTTGTGACCATTCTGGATGATGGAACTGTAGGGGCGGAGGAATTAAAGCCATTCCCAAGCCAAAAAATTAATGCATTAGCGTAAGGCGGGCAAGAAAAAGCCGGGGAAAGTGGGGACTCAACCCGGCCTGTTTTGATTTATTGGAGAGATAAACCGTGAATAACCATATCAGAACCTTCGATTTTAAATCAAGTGCTGGCGAGCTTCTGGCGTCGGTGCGCAGCGTGCTGATCGAGCAGGCTCCGTGGTTTTTTGCCATTGATGTATGCGAAGCGCTTGGATTGACGAATACCGCCGTAGCGTTATTGGCTGTGGATGAAGAGGACAAAGGCGAACATAAGGATTACTTAGGTTCGGGTCGCAAGCCTCTACTGGTCAACGAATCCGGTCTGTACTCGCTGATCATCAAAAGCCGAAAGGCTCAAGCAAAGCGCTTTAAACGATGGGTTACCGCCGAAGTTCTGCCAGCCATCCGTGCTACTGGCTCGTACAGTCTTGCTCCAGCTAATGACCTTCCAGATTTCGGCGATCCAGCTTCGGCGGCTCGCGCTTGGGCTGATGAGTACGAAGCAAAAAACAGAGCGATCGGCTATGTGAATCGTCAGGCCCAGTACATCAACCACCTGGAAAACCTCATTGCTGGTGGTATTTCACCATACGAATTCTGCAAGCAATTTAATGGCGTCAATGTGCGCCAGATTAATGCGTTTTTGGAAGACCATAACTGGCTGTTTGATGATCGCCCTGAGTCCAAAAGCCCGCGCTGGCGTGTTGGGCATTATGCCCGTGACAACTATCTGACCGAGCGCCCTGGGAAGTATGAGCAGGACGATGGCAGTTTCATTGACACTTTCAAGCCAATCCTACTGCACAAGGGCGGGGTTTGGCTTTATCGCCAGTACCTCAAGGGGCGACTGCCAATGAAGAAGGTCTGGGATGGCGAGTTTACTCACGTCAAAGGCTGGACTGTTGCCGCATGAGCCGTGATCCAATCGTTCAACTCGACCGCCACTATCGCGATAAACGCGGCGTAGTGGTGCATGTCATTGGCTATGACCGGTTAAAGCAGGAAGTTACGTTTATGCGCCCTGGGTATGAGCATGAATGCATGCTGCCTCTGTGGCAGGTAGAGAAACATTTTACGAGGGTTGATGCGTGAATAAATATGATTTCGTTAACAATTACAAATTTGGCAACCCACTCCAACGACTGATTATGATCCGCGTTCTTATGTCTGGTTCACTGGATGGTGAAGGTGAGCGGATTATTGACCACGAAATATTGCGTTCTTTTTGCTGTTGCTCCAAGCAAATGCTTTTCAAAGAGATTAAGTCGTTGGAACGCAGCAATTTTCTTAAGGTGCGGAAAATCGCACATTTGACCATCGATGTAAAAACGCGCATGGAGCCAGCCCGTGGTTACACGATAAGCCCCATTCCCCGAGGTGAGCAATGAGCCGCCTCCTGATTAACGAAAACCCCTTGCAGGTTTTGCCATCGCTAGCCTGCGCTATTGGGCTGAACGAGGCCGTTGTCCTACAGCAAATTCATTACTGGATGAATTCATCTCGGCATGTCTATGACGGACGCCGCTGGGTCTATAACAGCGTGCCGAATTGGCAAAAACAATTCCCGTTCTGGAGTGAGTCCACGGTGAAACGCGCCCTGCTGAGTCTGGAGAAGCAAGGCATGGTGATCAGCGCCAATTACAACCGTGATCCACGAGACCAGAGTAAGTGGTACAGCATCAATTATGGTGCTTTGGATGTGCTCGAACAGCAGCAAAAACGGGTGAACGATGCATCAGGTCAATTTGACCCGATGGAACAGACCAATATGACCCGATGCAATGAGCCAACTTGCCACGATGCACGGGGTCAGGATGAACCGTTGCGTCAGGTCAATATGACCCGACCATTACCAGAGACTACTACAGAGAATACACAAGAGATTACTGCAGAGAATAAAACCCTTGGTGCACAGGCTGACGCCAGCACACCGGCACGCTCTGCTAAGCGGGAATATTCACCTGGGTTTGAAACTGCCTGGCTGGCCTACCCTAAACGCGCTGGTGGCAATCCCAAGCCCTCGGCCTACAAAGCCTGGAATGCCCGTCTGCACGAAGGGGTTACCCCTGAAACCCTGCTGGCAGGCGTGAAGCGCTATGCGGCATTTGTGGTGGCCACTGGCAAGCTGGGGTCTGAGTACGTCAAGCAGGCTGCCACGTTCTTCGGCCCTGACCGTCACTTTGAAGAAACCTGGCAAGCGCCAGCCGTGTCTGGCGGTGCGCGGCATACCCAGCCGCCGGTATCGGGGTTTGATGGGCTGAACTATGGCGAATCTGGGTGCAACTGGTGATACGAGGTGACAATGTTAAATTTTGAGAAAATTAAACAACAGCAGGAACTGAAACACCGTAGCGGCGAGCTGGTGGATGAGTTGGATTTTGCTCTGGGCAACGGGATGGCACCCCACTACGCGAGCTGGGAAAAGCAAACTCAGGTTGTGGCATGTGAAACTCATGGCGATTACCAGCAAATCATTCTGGTTGGGCCAGAATACCGGGGGCGCCCTGGTCGCAAAGTTTCGCGGTGCCCGGAGTGCCTGCGTGCGGAGCAGAACGATATTGAATTGGCATTGCGGCAACTCAACGTTGAGAGCCTGCTGGATGACGCCGGTATCGCGCCACGTTTCCAGCACTGCGAGTTTTCCAACTATCAGCCGGTTAACGCGCCAGCGGCGAAGAACCTGGCCAACTGCCAGCGTTATGCACAGAACTGGGAAGCAATCCTCGCTGCTGGAACTGGGCTTGTGATGACCGGCAGTTGCGGTACCGGAAAAAACCACCTGGCGGTATCGATGACAAAGCAGATCATCCGCGACCACCTGGCTGACGTAGAAATTACGGACGTAATGCGTCTGACTCGCGAAGTGAAAAGCACCTGGCGGAATGGGGCTGAGCGTACGGAAACCGAAGTTTTGAACCACTACGCCACGTTGGATCTGCTCATCATTGACGAGGTTGGTGTGCAGTTCGGTACACCGGCGGAGCTGGCCATCCTGCAGGAGATCGTCAACGCCCGGTATGAAAATATTCTGCCAACCATCCTGATCAGCAATCTGACGTTTGACCAGTTGAAGGCGTTTGTCGGTGACCGCATTGTCGATCGCGTCACTGACGGCGGCAGTAATCGTCTGGTGTTCGATTGGCCGAGTTACCGTAGCAACAAGGGCGGTGTCACAGCATGACCCACGAAGAAGCCGAAAGCGCAGTTATTGGTGGCCTGCTGTTGGACGAGGCTGGGCCACTCACTTTCGATGTGTTGGCAACGCTGGCGCCGGAGGCATTTGCCACCCGTCAATATCGTGAGATGTATCAGGTCATCAAACAGTTGGCTGTGTCCGGCGGCACCGTTACGCCGTTCGTCGTGGCTGACAAGCTGGGGGCCGGGTATGAAGCTATCGCAGTGGCAGCATCAAGTCAGGCGTGGGCGCGTGCAGGGCTGAAAGCTTATGCGGAAATGGTGGGCCGTAATCACTTTGTTCGTAAGGCTGAAAGCCTCATAGCTGACACGCTGGAAGGGATAAAAACCGCACGCTCTGGCGATGATGCCATTGGCGCGATCCAGCAACTGCAGGGGAGCATTCAACAGCTGAGTATCGGCGACAGCGGCCGGGTTGCCGTGCACATCAACGACCTCTTGGCCGGCGTCACCGATCGCATGGATGCCCGCATGACCGGTACCGAAGAAGGGCGAAATATCCTGACGGGCATCGAAGAGCTGGACAAAATCACCAATGGTTTCGAACCGACCAATTTGGTCTTGTTGGCCGCCCGTCCCTCGGTGGGGAAAACCGAATTCGCCTTAAACCTCATCGAGAAAATTACCGATCAGGGTGGCGGGGTGCTGATGTTCAGCATGGAAATGTCCGCCATTCAAATTGCTGAGCGCCAGATAGCCGGTGCTGGTGGATTTTCAACGAGCAAGCTTAAGAATCCGCAAGAGCTGGATGACGAGGATTGGGCACGAATTTCAGACGGTCTTGGACGCATGACCGATCGCCCCATCTGGATTATCGACGCCAACAATTTGACGGTAGAGCAAATCTGCCAAGACGCTGAGCGCATGAAGTCAGAGCACCCAGAGCTGGCAGCCGTGTTTGTGGATTACCTCGGCTTAATAAAGGTCAACGAACGGCAGCGGCATGATCTCGCTGTTGGTGAGGTATCTCGAAGCCTCAAGCGGTTGGCTATGCGCAATAAAACCCCCGTGGTGGCGCTCAGCCAGTTATCCCGAGGTGTTGAGCAGCGCCCCAACAAGCGCCCGGTAAATGCCGACCTGAAAGACTCAGGCAGCATTGAGGCGGACGCCGACCTGATCATGATGCTTTACCGGGATGAACTTTATAACGAGAACAGCCCAGCCAAAGGGATTGCCGAGGTAAATGTCACCAAAAACCGTCACGGGCCGCTTGGTACGGTTTATCGCCAGTTCCGTTACGGCCACTTTTTGCCGATTGACCAGATCGAGGCAGAGCGGCTCAGCAAAACTCAACCAGAAGCAAAACCAAAGCGCAGCTATGCGAAGAGGGCGTTTCAATGAAAATTTATAACATCTGCCCGGTACCTAAGCCGCGTCAAACCGTCCGGGATAAGTGGAAGAAGCGCCCTCCAGTATTGCGCTATCGTGCATTCTGCGATGCCATTCGGGCCGCAGGTATCCAATTGCCAGATCACGGTTATCACGTCACCTTTGTTCTTCCAATGCCAGCCAGTTGGAGCAACAAGAAGCGCGAGCAGATGAATGGGAAACCCCACCAGCAGCGGCCAGACCGCGACAACCTCGAAAAGGCTTTGCTGGACGCCATCTTTGAGGAGGATTGCACCATATGGGATGGGCGGACAACAAAGGTATGGGGTGAGAAAGGCGAAATTTGGATTGCTGCGCAGGAGGTAACAGCATGAAATTAGAGTCAGCATTAAAGCACTTTAGCGCACAGGGGCTGACCATCACCGACGCCCCGAACGGCACCTCGGCGGATCGCGTTACCGGTACTGACGTTATGGCGGCGCTGGGAATGGTCGAAGCAAAGGCTCGTTTCGGCATGGCTGCATTCCTTGGTAAAACAGGTATCAGCCACGAAGACCGGGAACGGGCTATTGCAGAACTGACTCTGCATGCGATGCGCAATGCACCGAAACACGTCGGCAAAGTTGCTGGGCGGCGCATGGCACGCTGTATGCAAATCTTGGCTGCTCTGGCATATGAGGATTATTCCCAATCAGCAGGTGCAAGCGTGACGTGTCACGATTGCCACGGAAAAGGGCTGGTGGATGTTGAGCGTGATGTAGTGACCTACCCTGGGTACATCGGCATGGACGGCGAAGAGAAAATCGCACCAACGACGAAACGCCAATTGGTGCGAGAGCTTTGCCAGACCTGCAACGGTAAAGGCGAGATCCACAAGCGTTGCCGGAACTGCAAGGGGACAGGGAAGGCTCTCGACCGTGAGGCAACCAAGGCGGTCGGTAAACCTGTTATTAAGGATTGCGATCGGTGTGGCAGCAAAGGCTTTAGCCGCATGCCTTCGTCCATTGCCCATCGGGCGATTACAGCGCTACTGCCTGAACTGACCCAATCGTCTTGGTCACGTAACTGGAAGCCGTTCTATGAGTCGCTGGTGGCTAAATGTGACATTGAGGAAGGTGTGGCCGCCTCTGAGTTCCAAAAAATAACCAAGTGATGCATGTTCGGCACGGATGCCGACAATTTTTAAGCAAGGTATTGCATTTTGCATAAACTTGGCGTAGATTCTTTAAATAGTGGCATATCTCGCCTGAAAACTAAAAACAATCAACAGAACCCGCATTTAGCGGGTTTTTGCGTTTATGGAGATCAGTGCGCCAAAAATCTATTTCGCGTCTGTAGTTAAGGGGTATAACGTCTGCCTTCCAAGCAGGAGACGCCGGTTCGATCCCGGCTGGACGCTCCAAATTAATCGCTCGTTGAATGGGTGGCCCCGATAAGCAGCGAACCTACCGGGGCCAGATATACCCATCGCAGAAGGTCATGAGTACACCAGGTGTTATTGGAGTACCACGACATTGAAAAAGCACGATAAAACGAATGTGTCACGCGCCAACGGGAAGCCCGCGCCAGTTAACTATGCTGGTGAAACCGTTGGTTTCGGATGCGAAGATTTACACGTAGCGACGATCCCTGTCTGGCTGGCTCGTTTAGTGATCGGACACTTCCATTACAGCAAGCGGGTTGTGAATAATTCCTATCTGCATCTTGGCATCTACGATGGCCGCGAGCTGGTGGGCGTCATGCAGTGGGGCTATGCGATGAACCCCAGCAGCGGCGCGCGCGTTGTGGCTGGTACCGGCAACCGTGAATACATGGAGCTGAATAGGCTCTGGGTGCATGACCGTATGCCGCGCAATACCGAATCCCGCGCCATTAGCTATGCGTTGAAGACCATTAAGCTGCTCTATCCCGCCGTTGAGTGGGTGCAGACGTTTGCAGATGAGCGCTGTGGCCGGTTCGGCGTTGTGTACCAGGCAAGTAATTTTGATTATGTGGGCAGCCATAAAACGACGTTCTACGAGCTTGACGGGGAGTGGTATCACAAGATAGCGATGACCACTAAAGGCCGCAAAGCCGGTAGCCGTGGCAATTATTTGCAGGAAAATGCCCATCGGGCGAAGGCTCACACCTTTAATCAGTTTCGCTATATCAGATTCCTGAATAAACGTGCGCGGAAGAGGCTGAATACCAAGCTATTCACCCCTCAGGCGTACCCCAAGCCCGAGTAAGAAAAATAAACAAAAATGTTTATCCTTCCCCTTGCCGTTATAAGCAAAAATGTTTATACTGATTTCAAGTTAAACAAACAGGAGGAGGAAGTGAAACAACGCGAGTTCCAGCGTTGGCTTGCAGCACAAGGGGCGGAGTTTTCAAACGGTACTAACCACTTGAAAATCTACCTGAACGGCAAGCAGACGATAATGCCAAGGCATCCGGGGAAGGAAATACCGGAGCCGCTGAGAAAAGCGATTCTCAAGCAACTTGGCCTTAAATAATAAACCGGCCCTTCGGGCTGGTTACTCGCGAAGGTTCGCTTAATCGAATATGCGATATCCAGTAAAATTTGAGCACGACGAAACCGGGTGGTGTATATCGTTCCCGGATATCCCGGAGGCTTTAACGGGCGGAAGTACTAGGGAAGAGGCGTTAGAAATGGCGCAAGATGCCCTGGTAACGGCGTTTGATTTTTATTTTGAAGATCGGCGGCCCGTACCGATGCCAAGCGCTGACGGTGAAGAGTTTGTCGATGTGCCAGCAAGCGTGGCAGCTAAGGTACTACTGCTTAACGCCATGATAGCCACTGGCACAACACCGGCAGAACTGGCCCGCCGTCTGGGTACGCGCCCACAGGACGTTAACCGGATTGTTACCCTAAGCCATGCGACCAAAATCGATACAATCGAGGCCGCACTTAAGGCGCTGGGTAAGCGGTTAGAAATCACCGCGCTCTAAAAATAGAGGTTCTTAAACCAAGCAAGGCTCACTTCGGTGGGCCTTTTTTTATTTCTCACGCCCGGCGCTCGCTGAGCGAAGCGAGCAAAGGAGCAAAAAATGACTGAGCCGGTAGGTGCTACTGGAGCGGCAACAACCGCAGTAACCGGCGTAACTGTAGTGGGGCTGCTATCTGGTGTTGATTCTGGTGTGTTGATCGGGGCTTTCGCGGGGGCAGTGATTTTTGTTATGTCTGCCAGTGAATTCTCATTACTGAAAAAGTTGGCGCTATTTGTGGCCTCTTTGCTGGTGGGTATTCTCACGGCGCCCTTTGCGGCTGACATCATCACATGGGCGACACCGGGTGACATTGAGGCGCGTGATCCTGTAGGTGCGCTTGTGGCTGCTGCAATCGCTGTCCGGTTATTGATGTCAGCGAGTCAAAACCCTACAGGGTTCTTCGACCGATTTCGGCGAGGGGGAAGCGATGCTAAATGAATACCTCTTGATCGTTAATGCCATCACCTGCGCGGTTATCGCCGCCCGCATGATTATGTATAGCCGGGGTGGCGCAACACACCGCCCATTCGCCTCGTTTTGTGCCTGGGTGCTGATTGTGGCCAGCGCATCAGTGACTATCCGCATTCTGACAGGCGATTATCACCATGCGAACTGGTCAGAGACATTAATCAACGTGGGTTTCTGCGTGGCGGTAATTGCATCGCGCGGGAACGTCATGACCTTGGCAAAGCCAATGCAGAGATTTCCCCATGACAAAAGACGACATCTTTAATGCCATCCTCGGCAAAGAGGGCGGATATGTTAATAACCCTGACGACAAAGGCGGCGCCACACGTTGGGGGGTTACTGAGCGAGTTGCCCGTGCTCATGGTTACGCTGGTGATATGCGAACCTTGCCGCGTGAAACAGCGCTGGCGATCCTGACCGCTGATTACTGGACTGGGCCGCGCTTCGACATGATCGCCACTGTATCCCCGGCCATCGCTGCTGAAATATGCGATACCGGCGTGAACATGGGGCCGAGCGTTCCGAGCAAGTGGCTTCAGCGGTGGCTAAACGCTTTCAACCAACAGGGTCGGTTATACCCAGATCTGAATGCAGATGGGCAGATTGGGGCTCGGACAGTTAATGCACTGAAGGCATTTCTCGCCGCTCGTGGTTATGAGGGGGAAGGTGTTTTGCTCAAGGCACTGAACTGCAGCCAAGGATCTCGCTACCTCGAATTGGCCGAACAACGAGCGGCAAATGAAAGCTTTGTTTATGGCTGGGTAAAAGAGCGGGTGGCGCTATGAGTTGGGGGCTGCTGTGGAAGTTGATAAATGGCTACTGGCCTCTGTTATTAATCGTCGCGGCTTTCCTGTTGGTTTTTGGTATGGCGTCACGTATCGAAGTTCTACAAGCCGAGCTTGTGGGTGCAAACAAAGACAACGGCGAGCTGGTGAAAAAGTTAGGTAGCAAAGATGCCACCATTACCAGCCTGCAAAACTCTGCGGCAGCCGACCGGCTGGCGACCAATGCACAACTGGAAAAAGAGCGGCAAATGAGAGGAAAAGCAGATGCAGAGAACGAGGCGTTACGCAAGATTCTGGACGCGAGCGACTGTAGCAATAAGCCTCTCCCTGGTGCTGCTATCGACATCCTGCGCTGAGAAGCCAAGCCCGCAGACAACGCAGATGATTTACGTTCTTCCTCCAGCCGCGCTACTACAGCAATGCGGAAACTCGCCATTTACCGGCAGCACGTTCGGCGATGCTGTGACAGCGCTGCGCACCAAGCAAACAGAAACGAATATCTGTGCGTCACGGATGGAGGCGTTGATCCATTGGGCGCAGGGCGCGGGAGTAAAACCAAATGACTGATATGGATTATGTGCTGATGTATCTCGGTCTCGGATTTGCATTGAGCGTTATATTTATTGGCAAGCGTAGTGGTGGCTGCATGCGCAACCCTCCACCGCCCGTGAATTATGTGAGGCCAGCTCCGCCACCATTCCCACCAAGGCCATACAATTTGGAGAAGGGTGGGCGTAACCCGCCGCCACCGGATCACTACGTTAAGCCAGCGCCAACACCACCGCCACCATTCATCAGTATGGGCTATCAGCCTTACTGTTGCTGTGGTGTCTCCGGTAGAGAATGCAGGCGCTGCGCAGTAAACCCTCCCCCGAAAACGCCGTAATAATAACCGGCATGCTGTCTGGAGAAACCAATGAGCAGATATTTTTATGAACAGCGCCGCAAGCGCCAAGAGGAAGATCGCCGCCGCCGTGAAGCACAGAACGCGGGTAGCACCGGCAGTGATCTACTGAATCCGCTAAACCCTGTAAGTCCGCTGTGGATTGGTGCTGACTACGCCAGCGGTAGTGATTCGAGTTGCTCCTACGACAGTGGCAGCAGTACCAGCGATTCAGGTTCCTGCAGTTCCGATTAACGTTTTTGGAAGGTTAGCAAATGTTCAAATATGAATTAGGGCAGGCAGCGATAACGACCACTGGTGAGGAGTGCGTAATTTTAGGACGTGCCGAGTACATCAGCGAGCCGAATATGTACCTGCTGCGCTGGCCTTCTGATAATGGAACAGAGGCGGAAATATGGTTCAAAGAGGAAGAGCTAACGGCTGTTGCCTCAATGCCTGAACCCTCAGCCTAAGCAGCATTACAGGTGGTCTTTGCGAGGGTCACCGATAATGCACGATAACCAAAGCCATCACCCTGCACCTACCGCGCACCCAGCGCATTGGCAGGCTGGTGGCTTTTTATATTCCACTGCTGCACCGCCTAAAGAAGCCCATTACGTGGAATAAATGCTCTGTTTTTGAATGCATGTGTGCGGTGCGTTGCCGGGGTTATATTCAACCAACCAGCAGGAAATTCTAAATCATGAAGCAAAAATCATTACGCGATGTGATGGACAGCCAATTGCAGGTGACCATCGCAGAGGATGGCTATGAGTTGAGTAACTCGGCAGGTATCGCCCGCTATGACAAATGGGGCTATCGCACGACTGTTAGCGGAACCCCTGAGTATTTCCCTGTATCTATTTCCGTAAAGGGTTCAGCACAACAGGCGAAGGCCCATATGGGCGAGTTCATTGACACGGGTGCTATGTCTGAGCACGCCAGAAAAAGTGTGGGCGACATCGTTGTAAACGTCAGTGTGGATACCAAGCCGATTAGCGAGGCCGTGAAAGAGCTGGAGCAAGCTCATGCACAGTGGGAAAAGACCAGGGATAAAATCTTTGAACAGGTCGCCCACGACGTTTTGAAGTGCGCGATTAACAACCTGATTACGAAAGCCATTGCGCAGTGGGACACCAATCCATCCGTTAAGCGTTAACTACCGCCTACTAACCACCACTAACCACCAAGAGAAACCACTATGTACACACTGAAAATTGTCACTGCTAACCGAAACGAAATCATCTATGCCGTTGATTCCATCGAATGGAAGCGGGTAGAGAAAACAATCTATGGTGATACCAGCACCGGCGAGCCATTGAAACTTACCCTTCTGCCTGGTGATACAGCCTACCTGGCTAATAGCCACAACCGAACGGTTGCGACGTACACCAACCCGGTAGCGCAAAGCGAGGCTACAGCGTGAAAGAGCCGAGGATATACGGCAGCAAGTGGGACAAGGCACGCCGTGCATTCCTCCAACAAAACCCGCTGTGTGTCATGTGCGCACAGCAGGGACGAACGGTAGCCGCTGTTGTTGTTGACCATATCGAACCGCACAAGCTGAAGGATGCGATTAAGTCCGGTAACTCAGCAACGATAGCAAAGGCACAGAAGCTGTTCTGGGACAAGAAGAATTGGCAGGGCTTATGCACCCCCCACCACAGCGGCACAAAGCAGCGGATGGAGAAGAGCGGCACGGTAATCGGATGTGATGCCGACGGTATGCCGCTCGATCCTAACTCGCACTGGAGTAAGTGATGACTGATGACCAACAAACGTTACTGATGTTCAAGGGCCTGATTGCTTCGCTATCAGAAGAAAGCCAGGCGAAGGTGAAGGAAGCTGAGGAAAGACTGCGTGACGTGCTGCGCAGCTACCCTGACGGGGAGGCTATGGTGGCCTTCGGTTTCATCGGTGCCGAGCTTCAAACGGGTGGTATGGAAACGGTTGAAAAGTGAAATGATTGCAAATGCAATGATAATGATTCGCATCAACCGAGGGGGGAGGGGAAAACTTCAAACCCTTTGCTCCGAATGACCTATCACCGTCCTTTCTGTGCACAACCGCGAAATGAAAAGTTTTTTTCTGGATGATTTTTCAATCATTTTGAAATGGTTTCATACGTAATCATTTTCAGTGCAATCAATAAAATGTCGCCGTCTGATGGGAGGTTTCTATGGCCGGTCGTCGCCCGAAACCGACCAAATTAAAATTGGTGACTGGTAATCCGGGCAAAAGAAAACTTAATGATAATGAGCCGCAGCCCGCCCGCGAAATTCCCAGCCCTCCATCTCACCTTACTGATTGGGGGAAGACTGCCTGGGGGCGGATGACCGTTCTTCTCGATGACATGGGCGTTTTGACTGTTGCAGATACTTTTGCACTTGAGCGCCTGTGCGATATCTATGCTGACATCCTCCAGCTCCGAAACACGATCACCGATGAGGGCCGCACTTATACGGTTCAGACCGAGGGCGGCTTTCTGATTAAGGCTAACCCGGCCGTATCCATGCTGGCAGATGCCGATCGGCGATTTAAAAGTTATTTGGTGGAGTTTGGTCTGACGCCGGCCGCCAGGTCAAAGGTGCAAGTCAATGGTGGAGAAAAAGAAGAAGACCCGCTCAACCAGTTCTTCGGTTGATCCCGCAACGCAATACGCAATGGACGTCACTTCGGGTAAAGAGCTGGCTGGGCCTGATATTCGTAATGCTTGCGCCAGGCACCTGCGTGATCTGGAACATGGCCCGGCACGAGGGCTGGCATGGGATGCAGATTCCGCTCAGCGGGCAATAGATTTCTTTTCGAAAGTGCTCAAGCTGAACGGTGGTGAGCATGAAGGCCAACCCTTTATTCCGTTAGCCTGGCAGTGCTTCGTCATTGGTTCCATTTTTGGATGGAAGAACAGCGACGGATATCGGCGCTTTCGAATGGTTTACGTTGAGTCAGGCAAAGGGTCGGGTAAATCCCCGCTCGCGGGTGGTGTCGGGTTGTACTGCCTGGTTGCTGACAAAGAGCCACGCGCTGAGGTCTACGCAGCGGCCACCAAGAAAGACCAGGCGATGATCCTTTTCCGTGATGCTGTCGCAATGGTTGACCAATCGCCCGCGCTATCACAACGGATAGATACGTCAGGCGGTACCGGTAAAGAATGGAACCTGGCATTTGTTCAGACAGGTTCGTTTTTCCGTCCAATAAGTTCCGACGATGGCCAGTCTGGCCCGCGTCCACACTGCGCACTGATCGATGAGGTTCACGAGCACAAAAGTAACCAGGTTGTTGAAATGATGCGTGCGGGGACGAAAGGCCGCCGGCAAGCGCTCATTTTCATGATAACCAACAGCGGCCACGATAAAACGAGCGTCTGTTACGACTACCACGAATATGGTCGGAAGATTGCGGCTGGCATGGAAGAAGATGACAGCTTCTTCAGTTTCATTTGCTCCCTTGATGAAGGCGATGATCCATTCAAGGATGAGTCGTGCTGGAAGAAGGCCAACCCGTCATTGGGCTACACCTTCAACGAGCGATATCTGCGTGAACAGGTTACCCAGGCACGCGGCATGCCAGGCAAAGAAAGCATTGTCCGCCGGCTTAACTTTTGCCAGTGGGTTGATGCGGCTAACCCGTGGATAGGTAGCGATGTTTGGATGGGGTGTGAGTCTGATTTTGACCCGGACGAGATGATCGGGGAAGAGTGTTACGGCGGGCTTGACCTGTCAGGAACGCGAGATTTAACGTCGCTGGCGCTTTATTTTCCAAAACGTAAGCGGTTGATTGTCGAATTCTGGACGCCGAAAGAAACGCTGCTTCACCGTGCGAAGACTGACCGTGTTCCGTATGACATGTGGGAAAATAAAGGTTTTATTTTCTCAACGCCGGGCAATGCCGTGAAATACGGATTCGTTGCCGAGCGGATCGCCGACTTGTCCCTCCGATTTCACATCAAAGCGATCGCCTTCGACCAATACCGAATCAAATACCTGGAGCCTGAGTTGGAAGAGGCCGATGTGAGCGTGCCGCTTATTCAGCATGGGCAGGGTTTCTACAAGGCGGCCGACTCTGGGTTGTGGATGCCGCACTCTATCGAGCTGTTTGAAGGGTTACTGGATGACAAGGAGGTTGAGATTTTGACGAACCCTTGTCTGCGCTGGAATGCAGCCTCGGCGGTTATAGAAACGGATCAGAAGAACAACAGAATATTTGCGAAGAAAAAAAGCACCGGTCGAATAGATGGTGTGGTTGCGTCAGCAATGGCCATTGGGGCGGCTGATGGGGAGGTTGAGGACGATTTCAACCTGGATGATTTCCTTTCCAGACCGTTGAGTATGTGATGGCAGAAAATAATTACAGTATTGACCTGCGCACCAATAACGGCTGGTGGGCGCGTGCGGCGTCGTGGTTCGTGGGCGGACGCCTGGTCACCCCTAATCAGGGATCGCAAACTGGCCCGGTGTCCGCTGGCGGCTCTCTCGGTGATTCCGTTGTTACCGATGAACGGATATTACAAATATCTACCGTGTGGCGATGCGTAAGCCTGATATCGACGCTGACCGCCTGCCTGCCGCTGGACGTGTTCGAAACCAGTAAGGCAGATAACCGAACCAAAGTGGGGCTGGATAATTCTCTGGCTCGCCTGCTGCGGTATTCACCTAACCCCTACATGACCTCGCAGGAGTTTCGCGAGGCAATGACCATGCAGCTGTGTTTCTACGGCAACGCCTATGCGCTGATCGAGCGTAATGGGCTGGGCGACGTAATTAGCCTGATCCCGTTGCAGTCGGCAAATATGGATGTGCTGCTGGAAGGTAAGCAAATTGTCTACAAGTACCAACGCGATCATGAATTTGCCCGCTTTAAACAGCGCGACATATTTCACCTGAAAGGGTTTGGCTTCAATGGCCTGGTGGGGCTATCTCCTATCGCCCATGCGGCCAAATCTGGCGGCGTTGCGGTGGCAATGGAAGACCAGCAGCGAGATTTTTACGCCAATGGTGCCAAGTCTCCGAAAATTCTCTCGGTCGGTGACCGGGTGATGACAAAAGAGCAGCGCGATCAGGTCGAAGCGAACTTCAAGGAAATTGCTGGCGGCCCGGTGAAAAAACGTTTGTGGATATTAGAGGCTAATTTCGCGGCTCATGATATTGGCGTCAGCCCGCAAGACGCCGAAACAATGGCCTCCCGCAAATTTCAGGTTAGCGAGCTGGCGCGTTTCTTTGGCGTACCGCCGCACCTCGTCGGTGACGTTGAAAAATCGACGTCATTCGGAACCGGCCTTGAGCAACAGAATCTCGGCTTTCTTCAGTACACCCTGCAGCCGTACATCACCCGCTGGGAACAGTGTATTCAACGCTGGATTGTGAAGCCGGCTGATTTGGGGCGTTACCACGCCGAACACAATCTCGATGGGCTGTTGCGTGGTGATTCTGCATCGCGTGCAACCTTCATGAAAGCAATGGGGGATGCAGGCTTGCGAACCATTAACGAAATGCGACGCCTGGATAACTATCCGCCGTTACCGGGTGGAGACGTCGCCATGCGGCAATCGCAAAACGTACCACTCACCGATTTAGGCAAAGAACCTCGCGAAAGCGGGGTTTAGTTTTTTAGGGGGCTTTGATGCCAGACATTAAAAAAACGCTGTCCTTTGAAGAGACGGAAATCAAATTTCTTGGGGACGGCACGCAGGGCATTTTTGAGGGCTATGCGTCCGTGTTCGGTAATGTCGATTCAGACAACGACATCATTCTCGCCGGCGCATTCAAAAACACCCTGCAAACCCAAACCCGCAAAGTGGCGATGTTCTTCAACCACCGCGCCTGGGAGCTGCCTGTCGGTAAGTGGGATGCGTTGCAGGAAGACACGAAAGGTTTGTTTGTCCGTGGGCAATTAACCCCAGGGCATAGCGGTGCCAGTGACCTGAAAGCGGCCATGCAGCATGGCACCGTTGAGGGGATGTCCGTCGGTTTTTCCGTGACCAAAGACGATTACTCGCTGGCAGCAAATGGCGGACGCATTTTCAAAAACATTACGGCGCTGAGAGAGATCAGCGTGTGCACCTTCCCGGCAAACGAACAGGCCGGGATATCGGCGATGAAGAGCATCGATGGTATCGAAACTATTCGTGATGTTGAGAACTGGCTGAGGGACTCAGTGGGTTTAAGCAAATCACAGGCAGTGGGGCTTATTGCCCGGTTTAAGTCGGCTGTTCGGAGTGAGTCCGAAACTGACGAAAACAAAACAGATATCTCTGCGCTGATCGAGCGCATTAGTTCATTCCCTCAATCATTAGGAAAATAACATGTCCGAATTAGCCCAAATTCAAAAGGCGATCGAAGATTCGCAGAAAAACATGACCCAGCTTTTCGATGCTCAGAAAAAAGAGATTGAAGAGACGGGCCGTGTGTCCAAACAGCTGCAGGACGATCTGGCCAAAGTACAGGAAGAGCTGTCCAAGTCCGGCACTCGCTTGTTCGATCTTGAACAGAAAGGCGGTGCTGGCGCAGAAGACCCAGACGCCCAGAAAGACTTTTCCGAGCGTGCCGCAGAAGGTCTGATTAAGTCCTGGAACGGCAGCACAGGTTCCTTTGAAGCGAAGACCTTCAACAAATCCCTGGGCAGTGATGCCACTTCTGCCGGCTCGCTGATCCAGCCGATGCAGGTGCCGGGTATTGTTGCACCGGGCCTTCGTCGTTTGGTTATCCGTGACCTGCTGGCGCAGGGCCGTATTTCCAGTAACTCACTGGAATATGTGCGTGAAAAGCTGTTCACCAACAGCGCCAAGCCGGTTAAAGAGAAGGCTCAGAAGCCAGAGTCCGATCTGACCTTCGAAAAGCAAACGGCGAACGTGAAAACCATTGCCCACTGGGTGCAGGCATCCCGTCAGGTTATGGACGATGCGCCCATGCTGCAATCCTACGTCAATAACCGTTTGATGTACGGTTTGGCGCTGGTGGAAGAAGACCAGTTGCTTAACGGCGACGGTTCCGGGGATAACCTGACCGGCATCAATGCGGTAGCAACCGCGTATGACACTGCGCTGAATGTGGCCGGCGACACCAAAGCGGACATGATCGCCCATGCGATCTTCCAGGTCACCGAGTCAGAATTTAGCGCCTCGGGTATCATCCTGAACCCGCGTGACTGGCATAACATTGCCCTGCTGAAAGACGGTGAAGGCCGCTATATCTTCGGCGGGCCGCAAGCGTTTACCAGTAACATCATGTGGGGCCTGCCGGTTGTTCCTACCCGCGCCCAAACGGCGGGTACTTTCACCGTGGGTGGTTTCGACCTGGCCTCTCAGGTCTGGGATCGCATGGATGCCACCGTTGAAGTGAGCCGCGAAGACCGCGACAACTTCGTGAAAAACATGCTGACCATTCTGTGTGAAGAGCGCCTGGCGCTGGCGCATTACCGCCCATCTGCATTGATCAAAGGTAGCTTCACACCGCCGGCTGGCGGCTAATAACCCTTGTGGAGAGGGCGGTGTTTGCCGCCCTGATTAATTATGGCGATTGTTGTCACTGATGTAGTCCCGATCGAGGAGCTGCGCCAGCATATAGAATTTGATGGCGACGACCGCGACGCGCTGATCAAGCGCTATGCGCAAGCCGCGTTGAATTATTGTTTGCGCTGGTGTGATGACCCTCGATGGACGGTCGCTGCAGATATTCCGGAGCCGGTTGTGTCTGCGATGTTGTTGGTATTTGGCGATCTGTTTGAACATCGCACCAGTCAGAGTGAGGTACAGCTTTACGCCAATGCTGCAGCGGAGAATTTGATGTGGTCATGCCGAAATTGGCGCGGCGTGTTACCGGTTGAAGGGGAACCATAATGGAACCAGGGCGTTTCAGGCATCGCATCATGATCCAGAACTTCGAAACCGTTGAGTTGCCCTCCGGGCAAGAAAAGGAAGTCTGGGTTGATGTGGCTATCAACAACATTCCCGCCGAAGTAAAAGCCATCAGCGGCCGTGAATTGATGGCCTCCAGTGCGGAAAAATCAGAGGCAACCGTACGTATCTGGATGCGGTACCGAGACGATGTGTCCAGCGCTTCCCGTGTGGTTTTTCGTGGGCTGGCTTATGAGATTGAGTCTGCCCTGCCGGATGTTCGCCTGACGCGCCTGGAGCTGCTTTGCAAAACGGGGGTGAAGCTATGATCGGCGGAAAACTGGATTTCTCCGGCTTGCTGGACTTATCAAAAGAGCTGGAAGTGTTAAGCAAAGCGGAAAGCAGCAACGTTTTACGACAGGCCACCCGTGCTTCTGCTGCGGTGTTCCGTGATGAAGCGAGACGCCTGGCCCCTAAGCGAACCGGGAAGCTGGCCAGAAACATTGTGGTGGTGAGTCAACGTGGCCGTCAGGGTGAGGCCGTCGCAGGCGTCCATGTGCGAAGCAAGGGTAAGGCCAGTAATCGCAATAACGCGTTTTACTGGCGTTTTGTTGAGTTGGGTACGTCTGACATGGTGGCGATCCCATTTATCCGTCCCGCCTATGACAGCAAACAGGAAGAGGCAGCGCAGGCCGCTTTCGACAAAGCCAACGCCGCAATCGACAAGGTGCTATCCAAATGACTGAAGCCGATATCAAGCCATTGCTTAAACCACTGGTTGGCGGACAGGCGTACCCTTACGTCGTCAAACTGACAGCCGAGGGGAAGCCGGCAGTGAGTCCCCCGTGGATCGTGTATTCGCTACCCAGCGAGAATTCGGCGGACGTGTTTTGCGGCTCGGCGGAAACGGCGTTCATGGTTCAGATCGATGTCTATGCCGCAACCGTGGATGAGGCAACGGACATCCGTGCGTTAGCGCAGGAGGCGGTTAAACCGCTGGCACCGGCAGAAATGCGCGCCTTCAAAGATTACGAACCCGCGACAGCCCTTTACCGCGCTTCATTCGAATTCAGGGTGTGGCAATAAACTAAATCCCCTCTACCAGCCGCCTCCTGGCGGTTTTTTTATGTCTGGAGAAAACACATGACCAGTAAGTTTGAAAAAACGCAGGGAACGAAAATTTCCATCTCGGCAGCAGAAGCCCTTTCGGTAGATGACCCGAGCATCACCTGGCTTGAAGGCCAATGTGCCACCAAGGAAATCACCTACACCGCCGGGCAGAAAGCGGATATTGATGTCACCACGCTGTGCTCGGAAGAGCAGGAAAACACCAACGGCTTGCCGTCTCCGGGTGAGATGACCATTAACCGTAACTGGGTAGGTGACGAAGAGGCGCAGGAGTCGTTGCAAGTTGCTTACGAAACTGACGAAAAACGCGCAATCAAAGTTATTTTCCCTTCCGGCAATGGTTATCTCTACCTGGCCGAAGTACGTCAAAACAGTTGGTCGGCAGCGACCTCTGGTGTGGTTTCGGCCTCGTACACGCTGCGCCTCAAAGGTAAACCGAAGCGTATCAAGGCATCCGATAACGTGCCGGTGAGCGGGGTAACGCTCACGCCGACCAGTGGCAATCTTGCCGTGGGCGGTACCACGACCTTTGCCGTAAACATTGCGCCGGCCAATGCCACGAATAAGGGGTTCACTCTGATCTCATCCGTTCCGGCACGCGCCACCGCAGCCGCCAACGGCCTGACCGTGACTGTCACGGCACCGAGTGGCTCCACTGCGGGTGCAGCAAACATCACCGTTAAAACCAGCGATGGCGACTTTACCGCAACGTATGCGGCGACCGTAACCGCATAACCGGAGACCAGTAAATCATGGCCGTTAAAAAGAAATTTGACCTCAAGGCACTGGTCTCAGCGCCGCAGTCTGGGTTCCGCACCAAAATCGTTCCGGTTAAGGAATGGGAAGGGGCAAAAGTTGTATTGCGCGAGCCTTCTCCTGAAGGTTGGGGCCGGTGGCGGGAAATCATGACCCCACCTGAACCAAAAGAGGGTGAACAGCCCGTTAAGCTATCCATCTCGGAGGAAACGCAGCGAAACATCCGTGCCGACGCGGTGATGTTCATTGACGTGCTGCTGGATGAAGAGAGGCAACCTGTTTTCGCCTTGAGCGAACTGGAAGACGTGATCGCGTTTTATGGGCCGGTGCATGCCCGATTGCTTAAGCAGGCTATGGATCTGACCACCTCGCCAGAGGAAGCCGAAAAAAAGTCCGAGAGCCAGACACCCAATTCATGATGAAACTTGCGCTTCGCCTGGGGAAGACCCTGGGCGAGCTCAAGCAATCCATCAGCATGAGTGAATTGCGCCTGTGGGCCGCCTATGACCGGATCAGCCCGATCGGCGATGTACGCGGTGATGTTCATGCGGCGCAGATAACGGCGGCTGTTTATAACGCACAGCGCGACCCGAAAAGTCAGCCTGTTGACCTCAACGACATGGTGATTAAGTGGGGTGCCAGCGGTGAGGGGCCGGAGGAGAGTTTGACCGGTTTGGAGTCCTGGCTCGATGAAATGGCTGGATAACCCGCTTAGGCGGGTTTTTTTATGGGTGAAATATGGCTTCTTTGCGCGAACTAATTATCAAAATTTCGGCGAATTCCAGCTCGTTTCAGACTGAAATTTCCCGCGCGTCACGCATGGGAGCCGATTATTACAAAACGATGGAGCAGGGTAACCGTAAAGCCGAATACGCTACCCGGCAAAGCCAGCGAGCACTGGTAGAGCTTAACGGACAACTGTCTACCGTGCGTCAAACGGCGCTGGGTATGGCTGGGGTATTTGCAGGGGCCTTTGCAACGGGCAACCTCATTAGCCTGGCTGACCAGTGGACGCAAATTAATGCCCGATTAAAGCTGGCTTCTCAATCCACCGAGGACTTCAAGAATAACCAGGCGGCGCTAATGGTGATCAGCCAGCGCACCGGTACCGCTTTTAATGATAATGCCAACTTGTTTGCGCGTTCGGCTGCATCGATGCGTGAATTTGGTTATTCATCGGCTGACGTGTTGAAGGTTACAGAAGCTGTTTCAACGGGCCTGAAACTTTCAGGTGCCGGCGTGGCGGAAACCAACTCTGTTATCACACAGCTTTCTCAGGCGTTCTCTTCAGGCGTTCTGCGTGGGGAAGAATTTAACGCTGTGAACGAAAACGGCGACCGTGTGATACGGGCTTTGGCGGCTGGCATGGGTATTGCTCGCAAGGACATGAAGGCGATGGCCGATCAGGGGTTGCTGACCTCTGACAAAGTGATCCCTGCGTTAATCAGTCAGCTTGGCACCCTGCAGCAAGAATATGCCTCAATGCCTGGTGTTGTCAGTCGTTCTGCGGTGAAGGTTCAAAACGCCTTTTTGGAATGGGTTGGGGGGGCAAACGAAACCAGCGGGGTGACTGCATCGCTATCCGGGGTTTTGGATACGTTGTCAGAAAATATCGATAACGTGGCCGTCGCTCTGGGGGCGCTTGTCGCTGTCGGCGCAGCTCGTTATTTCGGTGGTCTGGTCAGCAGCATGGGTACGGCCACCGGCAATATGATGGCGACCTATCGTGCCGAGGTTGCCGTGGCCGCTGCTCAGGTAGAGGGGGCGAAAACGGCAACAGCCGCCGCCCGCGCGACGTTATACCGCGCCCAGCAGGCGAAAGTCGCTGCGGTAGGGCTTGAACAGCAAATCGTTGCTGAGCGCCAATTAGCCGTTGCGCAGAACCAACTTGCAGCCAGTGTGGGTGCCCGCAGTGCGGCTCAGACCCGGCTTAACTCGGTAACGTCGCTGGGTGCTCGTCTTGGCGGCAGTCTGTTAAGTGTTGTGGGTGGGATACCCGGTATCGTGCTCGGTGTTGGCGCAGCCTGGATGTACGTCAATGAGAAGAACGAGCAGGCGCGGAAAGTGGCCGTCGCCTATGGTGATACCGTTGAGCAGGTGAAAAAGCAAATTTCAGGCATGTCGATTGCCGGCCTGCAATCTACTGCTGTCGATGCGAACAATTCAATTACTGCGCAGCGCTCGGAAATAGCAAAAACTGAGCAAGAAATTAGAAAGCTGAACAGTAGCCTGAAAAACATGCAGGACATTGAGGCTTCAGCGAAGAAGAACCCGCGACTCACTGAGCTAAATACCTTTTATTCGTTAGCTGAGGCACAACAGAAAATAGTTGAGATTCAAGGGGAGTTGTCGCAAAAAACTTATGCCCTTGAGCAGCAAACTGAAAAACTGCGTGCTACGGAGGCTTTGCGCACTCAGGCGCTGAACGAGTCAATTAATAAAACGGTGGCGCTATCCGGGGCTGTCGGCTCGCTTGCCGGTATGTATGCGCAACTAAATCGGGTTACAGGGCTTGCCACGTCTGCCGCATTGCCCGCGTTCCCTGGCATGCAGTTACCGAAATTGGACACCAAACAACAGGATGCCATGACTCGCGCAATGCGTGATCAGCAACTTGCCGGATTGAAAGGGCTCGACAAAGTTCGCTTGTCGGCCACTTTTGAAGCCGATGATCTGAAACTCCCTCCTGGCCGCTATGAGCAGTATGTCGCGGCCAAGGTCGGCGCTGAGCAGAAAACCGAGGCGCTCACAGCCGCAACCAAAGCTCAGCAAAAAGCCGAGCAGGACGCCGCCAGCGCGTCTAAAAAATCTGCCACTGTTACCGGTGAATACCAGCAGAAGATCGCCAACCTTAACAAAGAAATTCAGGTTGAGCGGGTGAGGATGAAGGAGGGCGATGCCGCCGCGTCATTATTCTCTGCGTCACTGGAGACCGGCAGTAAATGGACGGGGGCGCAACGGGCCGAACTGGAGCGACTCAATAAAACGTTAACGGAGGCAAAGCAGCGCTGGGATGACCACAACGCGGCGATCGCTTCTGACCCTTATCGGCAGGCGTCACAAATCCGAAAGGAGTCAGAGGCCCAGCTACAGCGACAAATTGCCGGTAATGAAATCAAGAGCGCCGAGGAACTGGCGCGACGCAAGCAGGAAATTAATACCACCTACCTCAATGCGGTATCAGAGGCCAATCAACGCAATGCGGTGACAGGCAAACAAGAGCTGGCCGGTAACGTTGACCCTCTTCAGAACATTGAAAACCAACTGGCTAAGCGGCAAGCCCTGATAGAAACCTACGCCACTGCCGGCGTTATTTCGGAGCAGCGCAAAAACCAGCTGATCCTGGCTTCTGAAAATGAAACCAACGAACAGCGGTACCAGGCTGCTATGGCTCTTTACTCCTCCCAGGGCGACATGCAAAAGCTGGCTGTGGATCTATTCCAGAGCTCGCAGGAGCGCGTTACCAACATGCTGACCGGCATGCTAACCGGAACGCAGACGTTTAAAGAGTCCATGCTCAATCTGTTCTCCACGCTGACACAATCCATCATCAAAAATTTGGTGGATATGGCAGCGCAGGCGCTGATTACAAGCACCATCATGCAAACCATTACCGGTATTTTTGGTGGGGTTGCAGGCGGTGCCGCTGGTGGGGCCTCAGCGGCTGCCGGGAGCACCGGCGCTATGGGGATGAGCACAAGCTATATGGCGTATGCCAAGGGCGGGGTAGTTGCATCCAGCGACCTGAGCCAATTCAGCGGACAGGTCGTCAGCAGCCCTACGACGTTTGCGTTTGCTAAAGGGGCGGGGCTGATGGGTGAAGCGGGGCCAGAGGCGATCATGCCATTGACCCGCGCCGCCGATGGTTCATTGGGCGTTCGTGCCATATCCCAGGGTAGCGCTGGTGGAGGTGGCGGCGGTGCCCCGCAGGTATACATCAGTATCGACAGCAACGGACAAGCATCTCAGACCACCACGCCTGGATGGGAGCAGTTTGGCAGCGAGATCGGGCAGTTTGTCGATCAGCGTTACCGCGCATTGCGGGATAAGGACTTGGGGCAAAACGGTGTCCTGACTCAACGATTAGGGGGTAGACGATGACGCTGGAAGAATTTGTCTATAGCCCTCGGGTAAACCCGACTGCGGATATCACCCAGCGGGTGCGCGAGGTGCAATTCGGCGATGGGTACAAACAGCAGTCCGGCGACGGCATTAACGGCGAGCACCAGAGCTGGCCGCTGACGTTCGTCGGCAACTGGCAGTACATCGTCGGTATCCGCAGTTTCCTGAAACGGCATGAAGGCTTTCGGGCCTTTAAATGGCGCAATCCGCTCTTCGAGTTGGGGCTGTACACCTGCAACGGACATCAGGTTACTGCGATGGGGAAAAACTCACGCGGCGAACCGATGTACCAGATCGTCGCAACATTTGAAACTGCAAATCGACCATAGGATCAACCATGAGCATTGACGCAGACCTGCAGCTACTGGCGCCGGGGAAACGGGTGTATCTGTTCCACGTTGACGGCAGCATGTTCGACGGGCCAGAGCTGTTTTTTCATAACTATCCGATCCCATACACAGAAGAAGAATTGGTTGCCGCCGGCAGTGACCCGGAGGCGTTGCCGGCAAAATCCATCTGGTGGCGGGGGCAGGAGTACAGGCCGTGGCCCGTGCAGGCGGAGGGGTTCGAAGTCACCAGCGATGGCAGCGCACCGACGCCCACGTTGAGCGTGGCAAACCTTGACGGAACAATTTCAGCTATGTGCCTGGCATATCAAAACATGGCGCAGGCCAGAGTCACTCGGCACTTTACCTTTGCGCAATATCTGGATGCGCGAAATTACCCGGACGGCAACCCAGAAGCTGATCCCACTAAAGAAAAGCTGGATGTTTACTACATCGAAAACAAAACCAGCGAAGACGACGAAATTATTCAGTTTCAGTTGTCATCGCCGGCAGACCTGCAGGGTATTCAAATCCCAACGCGTCAAATCCATAGCCTATGCACATGGTGCATTCGCGGGCAGTACAGAGGCCCATCATGTGGCTATACCGGCACGAATTATTTTGATCAGGACGGCAATCCTGTAGACGACCCGTCAAAAGACAACTGCGGCGGTCTGCTCAGTGACTGCAAAAAACGCTGGGGCGCCACAGAGCAATTGCCCTTCGGTGGCTTCCCAGGCTCGGCATTGCTGAAGAGGTAATGATGCGTAAACAGATAATCAGCGCCGTTCTGGCGCATGCGGAGGAAGAATATCCGCGAGAGTGCTGTGGGCTTGTGGTGCAGAATGGCCGCCGGCAGCGCTATATTCCGTGTCGTAATCAGGCACCGGAACCAACAGAACAGTTTAGCCTGGCGCCAGAGGATTACGCTGCCGCTGAAGATGCCGGCACAATCATTGCGATTGTTCACAGCCACCCCGATGCCACGACCCAACCCAGCCAACTCGATATTGCACAATGTGACCTGTCACAACTCCCGTGGATTATCGCCAGCTGGCCGGAAGGTGATATCCGTGAGGTCATGCCCACGGATGGTATTAAGCCGCTGCTGGGGCGTCCGTTTGTACATGGGTTCTGGGACTGCTACGGCATAATCCGGGATTGGTATCAGCTCGAGCGTGGAATCACGCTGCCAAATTTTAAACGGACAGATGGCTGGTGGGAACGGGGTGAAAACCTCTATATGAAACTTTACGCCGAAGCGGGTTTTGTGCCGGCGGCGGGTGAGCTACAGATCGGCGATGTAATTGTTATGCAAGTGCAGGCGCCTGAGCCGAATCACGCAGGTATCTACCTTGGCGATGGGATAATGATCCATCACATGCACGGACAGCTCAGTAACCGGGCGCCATATGGTGGTTATTGGGCTGAGAGAACTATTACCATTTTACGTTACAACGGCTGATCTGCTGCTATGATGTTGTGATATTCAGCAAAGGGATATCATGATGAAAAAAATTGTAATAACAGCAGCTGTCTCACTTCTTCTATCTGGGTGTATGACAGAACAGCTTGCTAAGCAGAAGCCTATATTTTCTGGGCACAGCAATAAAACACCTCAGAAATATACACAATGCCTGGCCCCAAAATGGCAGAACCTTAACCCAACAACAAAGATGATTGAAACTGAGACCGGTTATCAACTATCAGCCGATAACTCATTGGTTGGTGCTGTTTCTCTCGCCAAAGTAAATGAAAGTAGTGATGGCGGCAGTCAAATTGATATCTACGCACAGGCAAGGGGGATAGGTGACCCCTGGGGTTTATCAGCAAGGGAATGTATTTAAATCTAACCCGCTTAGGCGGGTTTTTTTATGGGTGAAATATGCCGATATTAATTCCAGAAATAAAAGTTATACGTCTGTATGGTGTGCTTGGTGAGAAATTTGGGCGTGTTCATCGCTTTGCTGTAGATAGCCCTCAAGAGGCCATTAAAGCTTTATGCGTTAATTTTCCAGATTTACAAAAGTTTCTTTTAGAGAGCAAAGATCGCGGACTAACATTCGCTGTTTTCGAAGGAAAACGTAACCTCACAAAGGATGATTTATCTTTCCCTTCTAATGGTGCTGATATCCGCATAGCTCCTGTTGTTATTGGGAGTAAAAAATCCGGCGTTTTCCAGACAATATTAGGCGCGGTTCTTGTTGTCGTGGGGGTAGTGGTTGGTATTTTGGCTGGATGGACTGGTGTGGGTGGGTTTGCCGCATCGGGATTAATTTCATCAGGTGTAGGTATGATGCTCGGCGGTGTCATGCAAATGCTTTCACCTATGCAAGGCGGACTGGCGTCACGCCAAGATCCGGACAATAAGCCTTCCTACGCTTTCGGTGGCCCGGTAAATACAATTGCGCAAGGCAACCCTGTTCCGATCGACTACGGTCGCCCCCGTATTGGCGGTGCCATTATCTCAGCCGGTATCTATGCAGAAGACCTGCAGTAATTAACCCCCCTTGATTTACTGAACCCGCTCCGGCGGGTTTTTTTACGCCTGGAGAAAATAATGCACGTTATTGAAGGCCGGAAAGGCGGTAGCAGCAGCCCCAGCACTCCGACAGAATCACCCGACTCTTTGCAGTCTACCTCCTACGCGAAAATACTCCTGGCATTGGGCGAGGGAGAGTTTGCCGGTGATCTCGATGGCACCCGTATTTTTCTTGATGGAACACCGCTGACCTCGGCTGATGGTTCGGAAAACTTTCCAGGTGTTAAATGGGAGTTTCGTCCTGGCACGCCGCATCAAGATTACATTCCCGGCATGCCGGATGTAGAGAATGAAGTTGCGGTCAGTACAGAGTTAACGAGTGAGCGTGACTGGGTTCGAGCAGTGACCAACACCCAGCTTTCTGCGGTGCGCTTGCGTTTCTCATGGTCACAATTACAGAAGCAGCAAGATAACGGGGATGTTGTGGGGTATCGCATTGAATATGCGATCGACGTTGCCACCGATGGCGGCGCTTATCAAGAAGCTCTGCGCACTGCTGTTGATGGCAAAACAACGACTAAATACGAACGCAGCCACCGCATCGATCTGCCGGCCGCCACAACAGGGTGGCAAGTGCGTGTCCGTCGCCTGACGCCGAACAGCACCAGTAATCGTATAGCCGATAAGATGGTTATTGAGGCAATTACAGAGACGATAGATGCCAAACTGCGCTATCCAGAAACAGCGCTGTTATTTATCCAGTTCGATGCAAAGCAGTTTCCTAATATCCCGCAAGTTTCCTGTGAGCCAAAAGGCAGAATTATCCGCGTGCCATCGAATTATAACCCTGAGACACGGGAATATATCGGGGTGTGGGACGGGACATTTAAAACAGCATGGACGAATAACCCCGCATGGATAACGTATGACCTGATGATAAATGACCGGTTCTCGATCGGAACCCGGGTTAAGGCGGAAAATCTTGCGCTGACAAAATGGGACTTGTACCAGATTGGGCAGTATTGCGATCAACTGGTGCCGGATGGCCGGGGCGGTGACGGAAAAGAACCGCGTTTTCTGTGTGATGTTTACATCCAGTCGCAAGAGGATGCCTGGAACGTATTGCGTGACATAGCATCCATTTATCGCGGCTCTACCTTCTGGGCAAATAACGGCATGAATGTCCTGGCCGACATGCCCGCCGACGTTAAATACATTTTCACCCGCGCCAGCGTCAAAGATGGCAAATTTACTTATTCCAGCGCCAGCGAGAAAACGCATTACAGCACCTGCATGGTGAGCTGGAGCGATCCGGCAAACGGTTATCAGGACGCGATAGAGCCAGTTGCAGAGCAGTCGCTAATTCGTCGCTATGGCATCAAGCAAGCTGACCTGACGGCGATCGGATGCATACGGAAGTCAGAAGGGATTCGCCGGGGAAAATGGCTGCTTCATACCAACGACAAGGATCGCCTGGTGTCATTCACCGTGGGCCTTGATGGCAAAGTGCCGCTGCCTGGTTGGATTATTGCCGTAGCTGATGAAATGCTGGCAGGGCGTCCGCTCGGTGGCCGCATCAGTTCGGTAGATGGCCGCAATATCAATCTTGATCGTGTTTCCTCAGCCGCTATTGGCGAACGTTTGATTTTGAACCTGCCAAGCGGTAAGGCCGAGGGGCGAACCATTGCAGCGGTATCGGGTAAAACCGTTACGGTCACGACGGCGTATTCTGAGATGCCGGTTGCCGAGGCGGTGTGGGCGGTTGACGCGTCAGACCTTGCACTGCAGCAATTCCGCGTTACAGGCATTAAAGAAGGCGATGACGGGGTATCGTTCGATATTACCGCCGTCGAGCATGACCCAAATAAATTTGCAAAAATTGATACAGGTGCGCGGATTGAAGACCCGCCGATCAGCGTTATTCCACCTGGTGTGCAGCCGCCGCCGAAGAATGTTCAGATAGGTGAGTCGTCAGCCATTATTCAAGGGCTGGCCGTAGCGACGTTGCGTGTTACATGGGATCGGGCTGAAAGCGCTATTGCCTACGAGGCCGAGTGGCGAAGGGACAATGGCAACTGGATACCGGCCCCGCGTACGTCAACCCTCGGCTTTGAGGTTTCCGGTATTTATGCTGGACGCTATCAGGCTCGAGTGCGAGCCATAAACCCTTCCGAAATTTCGAGCGTGTGGGCGAACGCGCCAGAAATGGTGCTGACCGGTAAGCAGGGAGAGCCGCCAGCGCTGGCCAGCTTCACGACGGTAGGCCAGGTATTCGGCATCGTTTTGAATTGGGAGTTCCCGCTCGGGGCCGAGGATACGCAGCGGACTGAAATCTGGTATAGCCAGAACTCAGATGGCAGCAACAAAATGCACCTGGGTGATTATGCCTACCCGCAGCGCAGCCACACCATGACCGGATTAGCTGCGGGCGTGAATTTCTGGTTCCAGGCACGTCTGGTGGATAAGCTGGGAAATACAGGGCCGTGGACGGGCTGGACGCAAGGAACGTCAAGCGAAGACGCCAGCGAGGTACTGGACTACCTAAAAGGGAAAATCACCGAAACGGAGCTGGGCCAGGAACTGCTGGGGCCGGTTGAAGATGCCGGAAAGTTGAAGGATATGTGGTCTGTCAAAGTAGGCCAGACCGTGGACGGTAAGTTGTACACTGCCGGGATCGGCGTTGGCGTTGAAAACACACCGGAGGGCATGCAATCACAGGTATTGATTCTCGCTGACCGATTCGCAGTGCTGAATACTGCGGATGGGCAGGGTTCGGCTGTATCTGTCCCGTTTGCGATTGAGAATAACCAGGTGTTTATGAATAGCGCGTTCATTAAAGACGCGACGATAGATAGCGCAAAAATTGCACAACAAATTCAATCATCGAATTATATCGATGGTCAAAGAGGTTGGGCTATTGATAAAAGCGGATATGCTCAATTCCATCAGGTCACTGTCCGTGGCGTTATTTATGCTGATGCAGGTAACTTTAATAATGGTACTATAGGAAATTGCCATATTCTGGATACTTGCGTTATTGACGGTAAATTGTCAGCGGCAAATATTGAAGGAAATCTTATTCAAGGGAACACCTTCAGTTTTATACTTGCAAATACAAATAGTCAGAGAATAATTCGCTATGAAGGAAATCCGCTAATGCCAATGCGGATTTATGGTTATGTTATGGCCGTAATGAACCGCCAGCAGAAAACAAAAGTTTACTTCAATGGCAATGAAGGCTCTGCAGTTGATGGGTTATATATCGCAAGGAACGGAGATTCTGCAAGCAGCTATTCATATACAACAATGTTCAATTTTTCCCGCGACGTAGCTAAAGGTGAAGGGCTTGATATAAATGTGCATGCAGGCGCACTAAACCAAGGCTCGGGAGAGTCAACGCAATACACGATAATGATTTGGGCCACACCTCAAAATAGCGGCTTCTCTGTGGAATACCCTTAATAGAAATAGCATTTAAATAACAACCCGCTTCGGCGGGTTTTTACTGGAGAAAATATGGCTGTTTTAATCAGCGGTAAACTCATCGGCCCGAATGGCGATCCGCGCCCCGGTGTAACCATTATGCTGACAGCGGTCAAAACGTCATCGGCAGTAGTTCACCTGGCGCCGTCCAGTTCTACCACCGGTGCAGATGGTAGCTATTCTCTGTCGGTCGAAGTCGGCACGCACAATGTAATGATTGAGGCGTATGGTCGGCCTTTCGAGAAAGTCGGACAGATAACGGTTTATAGCGACTCGAAGCCAGGGACGCTTAATGATTTTCTGACCAGCCCAGGGCAAGAGGAATTGACGCCGGCGATTGTGGCGATAGTTGATGATATGCGGGCCGCCTCCGCCGTGTATGCACAGCAAGCCAGAGAAGCGCGGGACGATGCAAGGGCGTCAGCAGATGCTGCACAGGCTGGAATTGATGCATACCCAACGCTAACGAAAGCACAGGAGGCTGTTAACGGTGGTGCAGAAACCCGAGAGTACATCTGGGTTCGCTCTACTGTTGACGGCCATGTTTCTGACGAATACCACAACGTGAATAAAGTGCTGACACCGACAGGCGTTTTCACTACCAGCGGTAATGCTGTGGAAAAAATAGCGAACTCACTCAGGGATGATAAAGCAGACCTCGCTGCTGCAATACGTGATCCGAACGGTTTTTCTGAATTCGAGATCGAGAAGGGCGGGGCCTTTGGCACGACAAAGGTACGCGTCGCAACGGATGCGTTAATTAACGAGGCTTTCACCATCAAAACGAACGTCGAGGGACGTTTTATTATGATGGACTCTCAGTCATTTGAGTTTCAGCCTGAGGATTCACCTGCAGTAGACCCTGAACCACCGAAACCACCAGAGCCTGGCAATTCCCTTCTGGAAAGGGATAACAGGAACAAGTTGGCGGCGATGTTCAGAAAATCGAAGGGCATCACGTATGACATAGCCGGTGCCATTTGGGATTACTGCATCATTATTGTTTACGGTCAGTCACTCGCATCAGCGATGGAAGGATGGCCCGCGTTAACGAAAATTGCTCGCGAGCTTGAAAATCTTTTGATGGTTGGCAATTCGACGCGGGGCAGTTCTCGAAACGGCACTTACGCCCCGCTTGGAGAGAATGTATTTACACCCCTGCGGGCGGTGGTTCAAGGGACAAACGGCCTGGGCCTTACTGATGAACAGGCAGCTGCCTTGCCTGAGAAAGATACCAGCGAAGGTGAGGATAGTGCGGTCAGCGCGGTGCACCTTTGGCGTGCCTTGCAGTTGCAGCTGCAGGGCATGACAGATAACCCCAACAGGAAAATCATCGTAGTGAATTGCGCCGTTGCCGGTCGCTCTGTTGAACAATTGTCGAAAGGCGCCCCGTCTCGTCATTATGAAAACCGGGTACTGAAGGCACTGAACAATATCAAGGCGTTGGTCGATGCGAAATCTGCAGAGGTTGGGCGCACGTTAACCTGCGGGATCACCGGTTGCGTCTACAACGGCAACCAGTGGAACTATCTCGGCACGGATGGAACCACGGATAAAGATGCGTTCAAGGCGATATCGGGGAAACTTTTTGATGATATTGCCTCTGAAAACCCTGCCATTTTTGGCGTATCAGAACGACCGTTCTTTATCACGATGCAGACCGGTGACGTGTATACACGCGACACGACGAACCTTTCCATCGGCATGGCTCAAATTGAAATGCAGAACGAGCGGGATAATGTGTTTCTGGTCGGGCCGGAAGCTTTTGTCCCGTCGAAGCCTGGCGGCCACCGTGACCCGAACGGATATCGCTGGCTTGGTCAGCAAATTGGCAAGGTGATACACCAGGTGGCCGATCGCCGTTTGGACTGGTTCCCATTGCATCCAATCAGCGCCACTTGTTCAGGGCGGGAAGTTCTCGCCGACCACCTGGTCTGGAGTCCTCCACTGCAATGGCGGGAAACGTTCAGCACGATCACCCCGACGATGTTCCAGAACAAAGGGTATCGCATCACGGATGCGCAAGGTGATGCAGCGATCGCGAGTGTAGAAATCGCCGCAGACACGATAACCCGAATCACCGTGCAGCGTGACCTCATCGCGCCGGTTTACGTCTGGTATGCCGGACAGGGGACGTACGGTGGCGATGGCAACCTGTTCGATTCCGACGCGACCCGCGCACTTTACAACTACGAATATCGGGAAGGAACCGGCCAGTATGCGGCGGCGAACCTGCCAGCCTATGTGAACAAACCCTATCCACTGAATAACGCGAGCTGTGCGTACAGAATTGAGGCGGTAAAAAATGACTGATTTAGTCGATCTCGGTATCACTATCGTTTCCAACAACTCCCGAGCAATCTCTCGAGCAAAGAGTGTCACAACGCCGATCATGCGCGGGTTGGAATATCTTAATTTCTATTGCGGTGATACGGGAAACCTGACGAGAAATTTAGTGCGAGGTAAGCCACCTGGGCGGGTGATTGGTAAGCCGGTACCACACGGCACCTATACCACGTTTAACAGCTCAACCAACTACATTGACAGCGGTGTAGCACAGACTGATTCAATGACCATGATCTGCCTGGCCAGAGCACCTGACCCGAAAGAAGAAAGTGCCCTGATGTCGAACTTTAACGGGACGGCCCCAGGTGGTGGAACCAGTCAAGGCACAGGCATGATGTTTCGCCCTAACCAATTTTATTACAACAATGCCGTAGTTAATGCCGACGGTTCAAAATCGTTATTCCAATCGTCATTGCCCTATAACCCAGGAACGTGGGCTTTGGCCGAGTGCCGCAGCTCGCCGCAGCTCAATGGCGGTAACGTCTGGCTAAACCAAGATGGTGCCTCTAATGCTGTTGCGTATGGACTGCCTGCGGGCGCTCGGGTGGACATTGGCGGGAATATCATGATCGGCTCGCTGGGCGGGCTATTGGGTTCGGTCAATGGTAAGCCTTCAAATATCGGGATGGGGGCAATTTTTAGTGTTGCGCTAACCGCTGATGAGGTTGCAAGGTTTCGTGCGTGGGTTCGCGAAGTGCTGAAGTACCAATTCGACTGGACGCCATTCTAACTGTAATCGATGCCGGGAGTAATCCCGGCTATTTACCATAGTGGAAAACGTATTTTTTAATCTACCAAGTGGATGGCATTATTTTCGATGCCTGCCTCGATGTAATCGACTCGCTTCTGAAGTTCGCGGATCAGCTCCTTGGCTACGTCCAGGCGGATCATCACATCTTGGTCAGCAAAGACGGTAGACTTGTCAGCGCACACATAGGACATCGTATCCACGAAGGATGAGCGCAGCAAAACAAAGCGACCAAAGGCGCTATGGTCTGCTTGAAAGTCTGTCAATTGACGCATACCGCTGATTTCGTCTTGAGGTTTCAT